TCACAATCTTTACAAAACCATGCCTAATGGCGCAGAAAAGAAAATTATTCAGATGAAATGGGAAAAACTAGCCCTCATTAAGTCTGATTTTGCCGCCATGCGCGTTAAAGGTGGTCTGCGAAGGACCCCTTGGTGTGTTAGTATTAGTGGTGATTCTGGTGTTGGTAAATCAACTCTAGCTGATCTAGCATTATCCACTATACTTAAAGCATCTGGTGTTCCCAGTTCCTCAGAATATGTTTACACCTTAAACGAAAAGGAGAAATATATGTCATCATACCGTTCTTTCATTACCGGTATTAAGATTGACGACTTTGGAAATGCTAAGTCTCAATTTTGGGACTGTTCACCTGGTGATTGGATCATCCGCTTATGCAATAACATTCGCGAAATCGCTGTTATGGCAGATCTAACCAGCAAAGGCAAAATGTCTATTGAACCTGCTGGTATCGCTATAACTTCAAACATCGATCACTTGCATGCAAATGCTATCTCCAACAACCCGATGTCTATTTTACGACGTCCCCAATGCCATACTGTAGCCAGAGTGAAAGACCCCTTTAAAACCGACAACATGTTGGATACAGATAAGGTCATCGCGCATTTTGGTAGCCTAAATCAAATCAATGACATTTGGCTCATTGATATCAAGAAGCCAATTGGAGGCGGACATCAAAACCAACAACATGCAGGTTGGGAATTCATCAAGCAAGATATTGATATTTTCGAATATTTGAACTATGTTGCCGATAAAGCCACCACACACTTTAAAAATCAAGGCACTATTGTTGATTCTTTCAAAGAGCCCTCAACTCTTATCAACCTGTGCCCTGGTTGTAACAAACTCCAACAAACTTGCTCATGCGATTTCACCCCACACTACGGTGAGCGCATTGCTCAAGTTCTCCAAACAAAGGCATCTGAAGTCAATATGTCTTTCAAGAAGAGCAGGTGCAATCTTGAAACAAAAGTTGAAGATCTTGCGGTTGATTCCTTATTAGAGGGATACCGTTGGTTCGATGAGTCTCCATACTCTAAGTGGTCCTCATGGATTCCAGAATCAATGATGGACAATAATTATGTTCGTTCCCTTGTTATTTGGTCTGGTAGGGATATTATAGGCCAACGTGTCAGAACCTACTGGCACAATTTCGCACTAGCTTCGGTCTGCGGGACTTTCCTAATGTCTCGCATTGATCACG